CATATATGGGTGCTACAGCTTACATGGCAGGTAAGCCAATGGGTAATAAAGTAGCTATGAAGAAGGATATGAGATGAGTTTTAGATTAAGTCAGAGATCAATGGACAGATTAGAGGGTGTACACCCAGCTATGACTGGAGTTGTAGAAAGAGCTATACAACTTACAGACGTAGACTTTGGAGTTACGCAGGGTGTGCGTACTTTAGATGAACAAAAAGCTAATGTAGCTGCAGGAAGATCTCAGACTATGAAATCTAAACACCTACTACAAGACGATGGATTTAGCCATGCAGTAGATGTAGTAGCTTACGTAGGACCAGACGTATCTTGGGAGTTAAACTTGTATGATAACATCTGTGATGCTTTTAAACAGGCGGCAGAAGAGACAGGAGCAGCTATCAAATGGGGAGCTGCTTGGTCTGAGGGAGATATTAGGTCGTATCCTGGCACAGCCGAGGATGCTATGATGGCATACGTAGACTTACGTAGGTCACAGGGACGGAGGCCATTTATTGATGCGCCTCATTTTGAGTTGATGTAATGCGATGGTTATTACTCGCACTATTTTTATCTTCTTGTGGTTTGAGTACTCTCCTTCCGCTAGGCGGATCAGGCGGGCCTACAGTAAATTCGAACGCACAGATAGGTAAAGAAAATAGACAGTCTGTAATGAGTGTTGAGCAGACCGAAGAGGTTACTGCAGGTAGAGACATTATACAAACTGAAGTAATAAAAGAAGTAGAAACAGGTAAAGTGGAAAACTTAGATATTATTAATACTAATATACCTCCTTGGGTAATGTTACTTCTAATACTTGGTTGGTTATTACCAACTCCAACAGAAATGGTTAGAGGTTTTATGAATTTTATACTTACATTATTTGGAAGAAAAGATAATCCTAAGTATGAAAGATATAAAACATGAGAAACTATAAAAAAGAGTATGCAAATTATCAAGGCACAGCAACTCAAAAAAAGAATAGAGCTTCAAGAAATGCAGCCCGCAATGCATTAAAAAAAGCAGGAGTGGTAAAAAGAGGTGATGGCAAAGACGTAAACCATCGTAATGGTAATCCCAAAGATAATAGGATAAAGAACCTGTCAGTTACTACAAAACGTGCCAATAGATCTTTTCCTAGAAACAGCAGAGCAGGAAAAAGATAATGGCAGTACCAGCACGAGTTAAAACTAAAATGAAAGAGGTTGGACTCCGTGAAATAAACAAACCTCAACGTCTTAATGATAGCAGTGGTAAGTCCCACCATGTTATGGCCTCTGAAGGTGGTAAGTATAAATACATCAAGTTTGGACAAAAGGGTGTAAAGACAAACCAGACTGTCGGGCAACGTGAAGCTTTTAAATCACGTCATGCAAAAAATATTAAAAAAGGTAAAATGTCTGCTGCATACTGGGCAGATAAAGTTAAATGGAGTCCGTCAAAAACAAAGTCTCCATCAAAGAAATGGAAAAAAGGATCATAAAATGAAGACAACAGCAATCGCAGCTGTAATTGCACTAGCAGCTACATCAACATCAGCCATGGATTTTTCTGTCGCAGGGCAGACATTGTCCATTGGTGCAGACTCTGACATCAACTATACCACTGGTATAGAAGAATGGGAGTGGGAACTAACTCCATCAGCAGGAATAACTGCTATGGGTATTGGACTAAGTGTAGCTACAGATATTGATATGCTAGAGCTAGACGAGGGAGACATCTTTCAAGGGCTAGATTTTACTGCAAAGTATGAAATACCTAGCACTTTTATGAGTTTATATACTGAAGTATCTACAGATTCTGATCTAGAGTTTGGTGACATCACAGTAGGGGCTATGGCTAGCTTCTAATGTGGATAGCATTTATGCTCCTCTGTAGTACACCTGCAGCAATGTCCTGTGAGGTTATGGCTAAAACAGAGTCAACATTTCCTACAGAGGAAGCATGTGCTCAAGAAGCACTAATAGTAGCTAGGTACTTTCAACAACAAGGGTATCTAGCAATACCAGAATGTCAAAAAATCAAAATGGGAGTTTCATTATGAAAGTAATTAAATGGTTTGGAAGATATTTAAAAAGAATAGTATGTGCAGTACTAAACATGAAATGTGGTGTGGACTGTAACTGTAAGGCGTAGTAACATGGCTTTATCAAAACAAAATAAAAACAAAGTAAAGAAAGTAATTAAGGGTTTGAGTAAAGCCTCTAAAACTCATGCAGGTCAAGCAAAGACTTTGAAAAAAGCAGTCGGGATGTCTAAAGGTGGTAGTACAGTCAACAAAGCAGGTAATTACACTAAACCAACTATGCGTAAAAACCTATTTAACAGGATCAAAGCAGGTGGAAAAGGTGGTGCACCTGGACAATGGTCTGCGAGAAAAGCACAGATGTTGGCAAAACAATACAAAGCCAAAGGTGGGGGCTACAGATAATGAAAGCCCCTCAAAAGTCTCTAAAAAAGTGGACAAAACAGAAGTGGCGAACAAAGAGTGGAAAGCCTAGTTCTAAAACTGGTGAGCGTTATTTACCTAGTGCGGCTATTAAGTCTCTTAGCAGCGCTGAGTATGCCGCTACAACCAGAGCTAAAAGAAAAGGCAAGGCGTCAGGTAAGCAGCATGTGGCTCAACCTAAAAAAATCGCAGATAAAACTAGACGATTTAGAGCAAACAAAGGTGGTGTTGTTAAAAGTCCAAAACAACAAGCAGCCATTGCCATTAATATGAAAAAACGTGGTGTTAAACCTAAAGGCAAGAAATGACCAAAAAGAAAAGAGATCCTAAAGTAGGAACAGGTAAAAAACCTAAAGGGTCTGGACGAAGATTATATACGGATGAAAATCCAAAAGATACGGTATCAATTAAGTTTGCTACCATGGCTGATGCAAAAGCTACAGTAGCTAAAGTAAAAAGACTAAAAAAACCTTACGCAAGAAAAATTCAAATCTTGACAGTTGCCGAACAACGTGCTAAAGTAATGGGTAAGACAGCAATAGCAAATGTCTTTAAACAAGCTAAAGCAGAGTTGAGAAGGAAACACAAGAAAGATGCCGTATCTACAAAGTAGTATACCCTATTTTAAAGCATGGGTAAGAAGAGAGTACACAAAAAATTTAGAGGAATATCATGGCGAGTTCTTACATTGCATGGTCATTGGTGTTACTACTATGCCAAACAGGACTCTCAGCTTTCAAGTTATTTTTACAGGCTGCGAGTCTGATCATGATGGTAGCACCAATATACATGGTGGTGCGATGTGGGCTAGATTACCTCTTGTAGCACTTGTGGCAGATACCCCCCTAGAGGAATGGCCTACAGAGCTACCACCATATATAGCACAACCCTGGGATTGTATGTCGCATACACACTCAGTATATAAGTTAGAAAGAGCTACACCTGCTCCTTGGATAGCCAAAGTAGATGGTGAGTTCTATCCTGCAAAGTACTACTTTACAGTAGACTACACTGATAACGAAGTAGCTGACGATCCTGCTCAACACAAGCAGTCACACGTCTTAGAGTTGTTAGATGCAGGAGAATATACAGGTAACATAGTTGCGTTGCCCAATAACAGAGTGAGAGTAACTCACCCAGCTTGGTTTGAAACTGGACAAGGTGCTCCAGACTTTAGACCTAACCAACATATTTATAACTCGAAAGAAAACGTAGACTATGTATGGGATACGCAACGAGTGTTTAACAATTTATATAGTGAGGAAGAATCATGATGAAGAAAAAAGGTATGGCTAAAGGTGGCATGAAGAAAAAAGGCTACGCTAAGGGCGGTATGAAGAAAAAAGGTTATGCAGCAGGTGGAGCAGCAAAGCCAGATTTTTTAGATATTGATGGAGATGGTAATAAAACTGAATCTATGAAAGCTGCATCAGCTGATAAAAAAGGCATGAAAAAAGGCGGTATGGCTAAAAAAGGTATGGCTAAAGGTGGCATGAAGAAAAAAGGCATGGCTGCAGGCGGTGCTAATATGAAAAAGAAAGGCATGGCTAAAGGTGGCATGAAGAAAAAAGCCTACACCAAAGGTGGTAAGGTTGCTATGTACAACGTAGGTGGAATGGTTAAATCTTCTGGCGCTATGAATACTGGTATTAAAAAAGCTCCTAATACTTATAAGTAGGAAAATACAATGGCTGTAACATTACGTAAATATTTAAATAATCAACTTAAAGCAAAAGGTTTAACTGCTGCTGAAGCTAAAAAGAATGCAGGTAAATATAAAAGTATTGCTGCAGCAAAGAAAGCAGGGTCACTTTACTACACAGGTAAAGATGGTAAAGTAATGGCTGCTGTATATGCAGATGATCTTAAAAAACCACTTCAAAGTATTAAACCAAAGAAAAAACCTCTTAGGTCTTCTATTAAACCTAAAGCACGTCCTACTTCTGTAAAAAGAATTACAAAAGCTCCAAAGAAAGCTGATCCAGAGGCAGCTAAAATAGCTAAGTTAACTGTAGTTCAAATTCAAAAAAATCCTGGGATGATGACTAGACTAGAACAACTTCAAGTTGAATTAGCTAATTTAGAAAACAGAGTGGCTAAGGCTAAAAAAGCAGGTACTTTAGATCGTAGAGCTGATGTTCAAATTCCAGTTGTAAAACGTAAAATAAAAAATTTAAAAGAAAAAATGAAAGGGGCTAACAAATGAAAATAGAAGGTGATAAAGTAATAGATCAGTACGGTGCTGTTTTAGCAGAATACGTACATGGAGAGTGGCACTCTAAAGACCCTGCTGTTCTAGAGTTTATAAATAGTCAGAATACAAAGCCTAAAACAGAAACTAAAAAAGTTCGTGCTAGAAATGAAGATGGTACATTAAAAGGTGATGATCCATCTACTCCTGATGTAAATGAAGCTTGGACTACTAAGGTAGTTAAAAAAGCTACAGGAAAGTCATAACGGCTTTGCATTTTTGTCTGTAGTAAGTTACTGTAAAATATAGTATAACTACTCCTACCCAGTTAGGGCTAACATAGGAGTAGAAAATGTTTAGAAGATTATTTGACAGACTAATAGAAGCAAGAGCAGAATCAGCAAGACGTAAGATTGCAAGAATGCAACTTTACCAAATGACTGACAGGGAGTTACGAGATCTAGGTATTGGCAGACATGACATAGAAAGAGTTATACTTACAGGTAAAGCTCTTTGAAGAACGCAATAAGTTCTTTAATGATACTAGGAGTACTTTGGGAGGAGGCTCGTGGACCCAGTTACAATCATCGGTGGAGCTACCGTAGCGTTCAATGCGTTGAAGAAAGGTTTCCAGTTCGGAAAAGATCTTCAAGAGATGGGTGGTCAATTAAATCAGTGGGCTAGTAGCATGAGCGATCTAGCCTACTTAGAGCAGAAAAACAAGAACCCTCCTTGGTGGAAAGCCATGGGAGGTTCTGTTGAAGCAGAAGCCTTAGAGATATTCACTGCTAAAAAGAAAGCAGAGGCTATGAGGCAAGAGTTAAAAGACTGGATTAGTTTTACCTACGGACCCTCTGTTTGGGATGAACTGGTAGCTACTGAAGGTAGAATACGTAAGCAGAAGAAAGAGCAAGAGTATCGTAAAGCAGAAATGATTGAAGCAATAATTACTTGGGGTATATCAGGTGTTATTCTTTTATTAGGTGTAGGTACTCTAGGATTTATACTTTATATGGTGGCATAATGGCAAGAAACTTAACAGAAAAACAACAGAAGTTTTTAGACGTACTGTTTGAAGAAGCAGGGGGTAACTTAGTTGCAGCTAAAAAACTTGCAGGTTATGCAGATGGAGTATCATCTAAACAAGTTGCAGAATCTTTAGCAGAAGAGATTGCAGATCTTACGAAAAAGTTTATCTCTTCGTCAGCTACAAAAGCTGCGTACTCAATGTTTGAGATAATGAACAGTCCTACAGATTTAGGTAATAAAGAAAAGATGGCAGCAGCTAAAGATGTTTTAGACCGCAGTGGTTTTATTAAAACAGAAAAGGTAGAAGTATCTGCAGCTAACCCATTATTTATTTTACCGCAGAAAGCTGATGAAGACGAATAAAACTTGGAAGCTACCTAAACCTGTTGAAGTAGGTGGTAAGTATGAGTGGAAGCCAGTTGTAAGAGTTGGAACTCATGTACCGTTTGGGTATAAGCAAGATCCTGATGATCAAGACATACTTCTACCAATTCCAGAAGAACTAGAGTTATTTGAAAAAGCTAAAAGATTTCTAAAACAGTATAGTTATAGAGAAGTTGCAGCTTGGCTCAGTACTCAATCTGAAAGATATATTTCCC